ATGAGTTTCTTCATGATATCACCAAGAATATTTTGCACAAGACATAGAGCAGTGTCTAATACATTCTCTACCAAATCTTTGAGCATACCTTTGATGAAATCACCTAATTCACCTATCACTTGCTTGAACAAACATGAAACAAGATCTCCAACATTTGTTAACTGATCTCGAACTGCAACATCTAACTCAGGGTCTGGAACACTAAGTTTTTCTAAACCTTCTTGCACAAGTTTGTTAGTCTCTTCCATGACTACGCCCTTAATGTTAGCAGTTAGTCCAGTGAGTTTCTTTTGTATGCGTTGTGATACTATGTTAATTTCATAGTCCATATCAACAACAGCACCATTTAATTTGTTGACAAACTGATCAACATCATTCTTCTCTACGCCACGAGCAAACTTCATAAACTCTGCCATGGGTGCTTCTAGTTTAGTAGCAGTCTCTGATCCACATTTACCATTACCAACATGGACTGTGACCTTTTGTTTCTCAGTTGCTATCTTTTGTTTTTCACTCTCGGTCTCTGCCTTACCACGTTCATTCTTTGTGGTTTCTTCTCCTTCCTCATTCTTATGCCCATCATTATTTGTAGGTGCTTCATCTACACCAGTCTCTTCGTTAACTTGTGTTGTGTTAGCTGTGTTTGGTGAAGAACTACCGTCTGTATTGTGATCTCGTTTCTTATAATCAGTTGCTGTTAGTTTAGCATAACCTTTCTTTTCACCACCGCTAACTCCATATCCTGCATCAGGGTTCTCATCACTAATAGAACCCATGACTATGGGTATCTGTGCTGATGTTCCATCCATAAAGAAACCAACAACCCAACTGTTAAGTTGCAATTGATGAATAGATCCAATACCAGAACGTTGCGAATATATTGGGGGCATCAAGACCTGAGCCCATGGTAAATCCTTTGTAGGTAAATCTGTTCTATTAGGACTGTGATATCCTATAATTCTAACTTTTACTTTATTTGTCCAGTCAAAGTCACTATAATCAAGTGCACCTTTACCATCATCCAATTCAGTATTCCAATATTTTCCACCATCATTCTCTACCTGACCAATCCACCAGTTAAATCCTTCTTTTCCTATAAAATTAGCAATACTTTCGTTCATGATTTTTCAATGACAGCTCCGTCTGAGTCAGTATATAATGTAAGTTTAGTTGTCATTTTATCTTGACTAGATTTGAATGTTCTTTCAACTTTACCAATAACATATTTACCAGAGTTAGCATAGTCTGGTTCTCTATTACTACCACCTTTGTAAATATCTAACTGGACAACTTCACCTATTTCTAATGAATAGTCTGATACTAATTCTACCACAACTCTTTTACTATAAAATAATTTTTCTCTTAAACTAGATTGCGAAAGTTGCTTTGTAAATCCTTGTGTGTATGTTCCTTCAGTAAACAGTGCAGAGTCAGATACTTTAGACATGATTCTTGTATATGTCAATGTGTTATCAAATCCTTTATAAAACTCTGGAGCTGCTCCTGCGTTTAAAGTCCGAACATCTTGATAATATTTATTAATACTAAAAGGATGCTCCTCATATTTCATGTCTTTGAGGTCTAAGGTCATTACATTACTAGAGTATGAACCTAAATTCAGACCCTTTAACAAATCAACTGATGTCTCAAATTTTATACTACTAATTGGAGTAATACCTGTATCAGTCTCTTCTTCTAACTCACCACCTTCATGTCCCACAACCATTCTTGTGACTGGTTCTTTTGTAGCAAAGAAATCATATGAAACAAAATTATATCCTGCTCGTGTCTCATAAAAAGCATATCCTGCAGTTGCTGCTTTACCACTACCTTTAGATGCTGGTATTGCTTTTGAAGATAACCATCTGATTGCAGTAAATGGATTCCAATATGGTGATACAAATGAGAAGTTGTTGATGCATGGTTCAAAGTCCGCTATCTTACTCTCCATAACTCCTACTAAATCTATTAATATCTCTTTCTTGACAATATCATCTATTTTTTTACCTTTACCTTTACCAAATCTACGTGATATTTTATTAGCAGCGTTGTTTAAAAAATCTAAAGTACAAAGCATAAGCACAGCAGATGATTTTCCACCTACATTTCTTCTGTCTTGTATGTCATATATTACAAAGTCTCCACCAATTTCAGTCTTACCTTCGCTGTCACCAATACGAATAAAAACTCGTTCCATACCAGTTAACTCCGATAAGAAACCTGATTCACTATCAGTTATTTGCACTTCCATTTTCATGGTGGCAGCCTGTAAGTCCTCTGTGTATTTTACATACAGAACTTGGTTGACTGTTATTGGGTTATAATCCGCAATAAGGAACTCAATTAATTGAAAGTTAGATTGGGTGTTAACTGATGCCATTAGAATTGCGAAGTTACGTTGTATACATCAAGGTATGGAGACTCTTTGATATCTGGTTGAGCAAGAGCACCACCTTCTCCTTGTGTTGGAGGTGCACTTGGAACTCCTGCACTAATAGCAGCTGCAGTTCCTGCAGCAGTGGCAATGTCTTTCTTAGTTTTAGCGTCAGCACTCTCTCTATTCTCTTGTATAGTTTTATCAGTCAGTTCTGTTAAATTAGTCTTCTGCTCACCCTTTGAAAATATACCTCCAATCTTTGTATTTTTCATCATAAACTTCGCCATCATACCCATTGGTGTCATACCAAATGCTTTGCCAGCTAAACCTTTCAAACCTTTACCTAAACCAGATCCTGCTGCTTTACCCGCTAATCCTTTTGCACCTTTAAATATTTTAGTTCCTGCATTGAATGCCATACCCATAGGTGTCATACCAAACAACTTAGATGCTAACGACTTACGTTTCTTGATAGGTTGCATGGCTCTGCCTGAGCCGTCTCCAAGTCCTATACCATCTGCAGTTCCTGTATATGGTGCACGTCTTCCATGTGACGGATCACCAGAAGCTCCTGCTGGTAACATAGGTTGAGAAGGTGTAGCAGTGCTTTCTCCTTCTCCACCACCACCGCCACCAACTTTACCCTTAACAAAGTTAACTGCTTTAGCAAGCAATGTTCCTAATACGGATCCACCACTACCTTCTTTCTTTTTATCGTTGTCTTCTTCATCGTTAGCAACTTCAGAACTAGCAGCACCTAACTTAAATGATTGAGCTACCTTAGATATGTTTCTATTCAATATTTTAGATGCTTCCTTGCTTGGTGCAGGGATCTTCTCTAATAAGTCTATCATTGCAACAGCAGCAGACTTAGCAGGAAGTGCCAACGCATCCATAAATGCTTTCTTCAACTTAGGATCTATACTAAATTCATCCTCTAAATCTTTTTTAACTTTCTCCTTAACTTGATCTTCTCCTGCACCTACATCTTCTAACTTATCTACCTTTGGTATATCTCCCGCTTCTTTTGGAGGTGCAACAAATCCTGCAGCTCTCTTAGCTCTCTCCTCTTTAAATCTTCTTATTCTTTCTGCCTTATCATATATTGTGCTACCATCTGTATCTTGACCATATGCAGCTATGGGGTCTGGAACCAGATTTGCAGCTGGTAACGCCTTTGGTGCTACTACTGGTTTAGGTGTTGCATCTGTAGCAGATACATCAACAGTCTGCTGAGACGCAGGAAGATCCATTGCCTTTGTAATAGCACTAGGATTTCCAACGAACTTTGCTAGTCCACCACCTTGTTTTGACATAGCTGGAGGTAATGCTTTCATCATGATACAACCTCCATTGATCCCTTACCAAATACATCAATGACTGCGGTTCTGGATTTACTCTCGTCTTTTTTAGTTTCTGCCACATATATGACTTGTTTTTTACCAGGCACAGGTATAATTTGTGGTGGCATTGCTCCACCAGCTACAACACCCCCACCACCTTGAGTGACAGGGAAGTCTATCAATGCTTGTTTTGCTGCTGCACTAGGATCTACACCTTCATCAATCAAATCAAACTCACGTTCCATACGATTTCCAAAGTTAGAATCTGGTTTTGATGCAGTTTTTACATTACCTGATGATTTTGTTTTTGTTGTAACAGGATCAACGTTAGGTATCCATTTATTTTTGCCAGGTCTTAACCACTTATCATTTGGTTCATTATTATAGAAGTCAAAGTGAACTGGATCTCCTTCACCCTGCCATTTAAAACCAAACTTAGAACCTTTATCTCTCATCCACTCATTTGCTTTTGAGTAGTAATCAATGTCAACTGCCCAACCTTGTCCATGAGGTGACTGTCCAACAGGTGCAGGATTTATAGCAGCTGGATCACCAGCAGCAGCCGCATCTACCAATGCTTGTTGTTGCTCTGGACTTCTATATGAAGATGTCACACTCATAGGTAAGTTTATACCATCTTTTGCTGCAGCGTTTACCACTTTCTTCCAAGCCTTCATGGTAGATGGGTTGAGAACAATAGGTCTACCATACATATCTTTCTCAGCATTTGGAGATGGTGCAGCTCCTACTTGATCTGCTGCTTCTTTTTGACCTGGCAATACGCCCATATCTTTAGCAGCAAGTGCAGCATCGAGTCCTACTGACACAGCAGTTCCTACGCCAGGTATAGTAGATGCTATACCAGATGCTGCTTCAAGCATTGCACCTTTAAAGTCACCCGCCATCAATCTT